TTATCTGCTTCTATATCAAATATTATCATACGATCCTCTCGCTGGAGTGATTAAAATTCTGGAGCAACATCTTCAGACATTCTTCCGGTTTCTTTGTTGTAAACTAAATGCCCTGCAACTCCTGTCTCCCCTGACCATCTGTTTTTAAGCACACGTACAGTTGAAGTGTCGGAAGTTTCTGCATCTTGTTGGTTACGTTCTAAGCCAATAACAATATCTGATAACTGACCTATTGCTGCTGAACCTCGGAGTTGTGCTAGTGAAGTAATAGCACCTTCTTCGTGTCCCTTATCACCGCTTGGTCTGCGTAGATGGGAGACAATAATCATACCGATGTTTAGTTCTTCTGTTAGTGAGCGTAGCTTTGTCATTAGTGTATCAATGGTACGTCTTTCATCATTACCTTCCATACCTGATACAACGATCGAGATATGATCTAGTATGATGTACTGACAACCACAACCACGAGCTAAGAAACGCATCCTGCTGAGTAAGTTATCTGACTCAGTAGAACCCCAGTGGTCGTACATGAACACTCGGTTAGTACCCATCGTAGCATCGAATGATTCACGCAGCTCATCTTTTGGTATGTCATTCAAGTGTACCAGTTTGTTCAAGTAGATGGACATCAACCCTTCTGCTGTGCGTTTACTGGATTCCTCCAACGCAACGTAGCCTATGGTAGCGCCCTCGTTCAGTAGATGATATGCAAACTCTCGTGTGATTTGTGACTTACCAAGACCTGACCCTGCTGTTATCGTTACTATTTCACCTAACCTACAACCACCAACCTTGTCATTTAAAGATGTGTATGGATAAGGGGTAGAGAAAACTTCTTTCTCTGTTGACACTACTTCCCAAAGATCTGCACCGTTGATGATGCCATCGGGTTGATAACTCTTGGCTGACCAGAACGCATCTACCAATTCGGCATGTCGCCCAGCCATGACCATCTCACTAGCATCCTTCAACGGAAGTCTAGCGATCTTAGCCTTACGAGGTGAGAGCAGTGCTGCACATTCAAGTGCTGCCTTCTGTCCTACCTCATCGTTATCAAACATAAAGACAACTGATTCAAAACCTTCAAGCCATTCAATAGCTTGTTTAATATCTTTCTTTGCACCTGCTGCACCTGTCTTGATAGAGACTACAGGCCACTTGTGGTCGAACGCTTGGCTCATAGCCAGTGCATCTAACTCACCTTCTACAATCGTTACGCTCTTCCCTTTGTCCCGCCATAGCCACTGTCCGTACAGGTCAGCTTCTTTCATGCTGCCTCTGACAGAGAACTCTTTACCAGCAGTGCGTATCTTCTGCGCTACCGTCTTACCATCTTTGGTTTTATGATTAGCTACTTGAGCAACATTACCGTTGATCGTTGTAGTCTCATAATCCCAAAACTTTACAGTCTTTTCAGTTAGACATCTCTTTACCAGCACCTCATGTGTGCCAGTTAAAAAGTCTACAGGTTTAAGCTCTACCACCTTTGCCTCCTCTTGGGATTGCCCGTATGTCTCGCAAGCGAAACAGTATGTGTGGCCATCAGAATATAAACTGTTAGCATCTGACGAACCACACACACCACAAGGAGTGTGCATTACAAATTCACTCTCCGTTTGTTCCATTACTTCAACCACTCTTCAGGTATAATTTCTTCTGCCCAGATAAAATTGTGACGATCTGCCCATTCACTGCAAGTCATCTTGGTTCCATCTTTGCGTTTCTTTGCGCCCTGTACTGTACTGTTGGCTCTTTGGAATAAGAACCGGATGTCCAGATCAGGGTGCTGCTCTTTCATAGCCCGCATCTTGCGTTGTGCATCTTGCCTAAAGTAACCTTTGACTTCAATGAACACTGCACCAATCTTAAGATCAGGGATGTAGTTCCGTTCCACCACATAGGGAAGCTTACAAGGTTCATACTCATAAGCGACCCCACGGGCATCAAGGTTCTTTTGGACTCGTTCTTCAAGTGTACTCCTAGAAGTCAACGACATCAGCTAACTCCTCTGTTACTACAGAATCATTAGAAGCTGGGGCTACGAAACCATCTTCTTCATCGAAGACACTGGTAGCACTGTTGCCATATTCAACTAGATCAATCACTTGTACTGCCTTCATACGAAGAGACACACCTACCTTCTTGGTACTAGACATCACATAAGGGATTGGTTCAAAGGCTACCTTCACCTTAGATCCATTACCAATCAGTGTGTCTTTACCAATAGGAACTTTCTTACTATCAAGTACAGCAGGTTGTTGTTCATAGTATGTGCCATCACGCTTCTGCACTTTAGCTTTCAACTTGAACTTGAACTCTACGTTACCTGTGTCATCACCAGTGTCACGGTCATAGACTGGTTGACATACTTCTTGAGTGGACAGCGTGTTCTTTAAACGAGGGTCTTTCTCAATCGCCTCTTTGAACTCTGCTTGAACTATGCTTTCTAGTTTCTCACTCATCACTGCTGCATCTGCTACAGGCATTTGAAGGTTGATACTAAAGTCACCTAAAGGGTTAAACTTTGTATCAGGTTCAAATACTTTAGCCCACAGAGCAGTACCTTCTAATACTAATATATTCTTAGCCATATAATTTATATCTCCTATAGATATGTGAAAGGGGGTGTTGGGCTTAAGGGTACATTAAGAAACTTAAGCAAAAAAGTAATCACTTTCCAATACCTCCTTCAAGTTAAGTGTGCCTTTCTTTGGTGGAGGTGGCACGAGTACCTCCTGCGGTAGCGTTGCTACTGCGTTAGTGTAGAGATCCAGAAGGACATCATGCTCTTCATACATCTCCACAAAAGCTTCTCGTAACTTGTCATTCAACAACGGCATGTTAGGACTGTGTGTGCCATAACTATCGTGAACCATTGCGAAGTCTATTAGCCCTGCGTCTACACACTTACTGACAGTGAGCGTTAGAGCTGCTGCGTCTAGTGAGTGAACGAAGTTAGGGCTTGCTCCTGAGAGCATCTTACGTTTGTCTATGGTGTCATCCTTTGTCTCGCGGTAGCTTAAGGATACCAGTGAGCCATTCAGGTGAGACCTAATTCTCTTCTTGTTACTTGTTGGGTAGAACTGTCTGACTACTAGGTTAGTGGGTGTTAACCAGCTAAAGCTCAGGTTGTTCTCTACGTACAACTTTGCGATCTCTTTGATGTAGTTCATTGCGGCGAATGCAGAGATAATCACCTCATTAATTGCCTGCCATACAAAACCTGCCAGATACAACGAAGGTTGAAAGAAATCATCACCCCAAGGGTTACGTCCCTTACACTTATCCTCCAGAGCATCCTTGATGTAGTCTCTACAACTGTGCCGTGTACCTGAGTACGGTACAATCATCACTGGTCGCTTACATATCTTACGACAAACTCCTACTTCAAGCAACTGTCTGGCCATTAATGTGCCTTCTTGCTCTAACAACGCTGTCGTTCTTTGTGCGACATCGGAGTAAATGTCCTGCGGAACCTTACTAGGGGTTAAGTTAACTGCTCGACCCCCGTCAGCGTCCCGTAGCATCGCTGAGAGGTGTTGTAAGCCGTTACAGCTACCATCACTAGCGCACGGCAGACGTGTCTCATACGGCTCCCCTGTGGCTCTAGCGGCATTGTACTCTGCCCACTCTTTGCACCATGCTAGTGCTTGCCACGGCTTATCTGCTTCTTGCCACCACTTGTTACCTAGTGGATCAGACAATACAGCTTTAGCATTCTCCACATTCATGTAAGCCCATAACTCTCTGTCCTCTAAGCTGACCTTATCAACCCCAAAGACATTAGCACCATGTATGGCTAACCAACGTGCGTCCTCAGCATTGTCCATAGTAGCTGGGGTACTAAACTCTAGTAGTGCTTTGGAGTAGTCAGCATTCTGTGGTGATAGGAAGCTCTCGACTGGGTACTTACGTCCCCTGAAGTCTAGCTGCCAGACAAACCAGAAGTTATCATGCTCCGTGTATTCTTCTGCTAACTGTATCGTGCGCTCTACCTGTATACGTCTGCTCATGTTACGAGCGTTCTCACTGTAGATAGCATTACGTTTAGCTTTAAATTCTTTAAACTCCTGTCGTTGATCTTCACGTAAATCTTTAGGCTCAATATCAAACGGGTAAGGAGGTACATCAATGTTCTCTCTTGCTGGCAAACCTTCCCACTGTTGGCCACTGTCCCATGCTGTGCGGAGGACATCACAGACAAACCCATTAATACGCCACGGTGTTTTCTGTAGAGCATTGACACATTTGTACTCGACACTTACGTCCTGCTCATTGAACTTCTCAATGTAATCTTTAACGTGCTGCTTCATAGTCCGTGTACCCTTAAGAATGGTTTCTCGTTTATGTGGTCGCTGTAGTAACCACCCCCAAAGAAGCTGTCCCAAGGCTTAGGCTCAATGATACAAGGTGAGTAGCGAGGTAGGTTACTCTGGTTTGTCTCATTGAATGCTTTAATCCACTCTAGTGTGTCGTCTGTAGGTTGGAGGAACATTACAGTCTTACGTCTTTGGTACTCTTTACGGATGCGGACAATGCCTGTCTCCGTTATAACCAAATCTATTAGACGTAACCCTACTGTTATACGATCTGTGTCTGACCAGCGAGGGATGTCAATACCATCGAGCTTCATCTTATGGTTAAGACCATGCCGCTTGTGGTCAAAGCCTTTGTCTGACTTCGTGTTAGCCTGTCGAATCATGTTAGACGCTGTGCCTCGATCCATCTTGAGCCACTTGTCTAACCTTTTCTGTGTTTCAATGTTCACTCCTACTAATCTTGCTACGTTCAGGAGAGGTACGTTAGCTGCTACCTTATCAATCACTGAGATCAGTGTAAGGAAAGCTGCTTGTTCAGGTTTAATATCCTGTAATAGTTTATATGAGATGTCCCTGTTGTTGGTTCTATTCTTCATCACCTTCTTGATACCATCAGCGACAGGTTCACATACCCCTGAGATGATAGCCCTGCCATGTAATGTTTTAGAACTTAAATCCTTCCCTACCATATCATTGAGCTGCTTGTTGTAGCGATCAATACCAGACTGTAACATCAGATATTCTAGCTCAAGTTGTTGTTGCATTGTAGACATGTCA